CAACGCCAACCGTCTACATTCCACCCTCGGATACCGCACACCCACCGAGGTCCGCCTCGGGTATCGTCACGACCACGCCCTCGCAGCGTGAGAACCCCGGTGTCCGGTCCTGGGGTGGAAGCTCACACCTCAGGTGAGTTGGCCGGCGGACAGAGCCTCCCGAGCGAGGCTGACTTCGTTGCGCGCTACGGGGTAAGCAAGCACACGGTCAAGACTGCCCTCAACTTCCTCAAGGCTGAGGGCCTACTACTGAGCGAGCGTGGCCGCCCCTGGTGGGTCCGCCCCGTCAGGGTGTCTCAGAACACCCGGTACGCCTCCGGCAAGCGGAACTATCAACCAGACGTTGACAGCCGGTTTGAGGCTGAGCACGGGGTTCCGTGGGCGGTGTTCAGTCCACAGCTCCAACGCGTTTACACGATCAAGCCCGCAACCCCACGGATTGCCGTTGCCCTCCGGGTGCCCGAGGGTGCCGACGTGTGCGAACGTCGGTGGATACACAGCATTGACGGAGTGGTCATGCGGGTGGCCTGGTCATACGTGAGTATGGAGCAGTTCGGCGGGACAGTCCTCACCGATGAGAACGAACCGCCGTGGCCTGGTGGCACTATCGCGATGCTCCGGCACCTTGGCTATGACGTGTCATCGGTGCACATTGAGGCCAGTCTCAAGCGGGCCCGGCCACATGAGGCCGTGTTGATGGACGTAGAGGAGGGTTCGCCCCTCCTGGACACGTGGCGCGCTCAGGTGGTCAACGGTCACGCCGTTGAGGTGGCTAGGCACACCTACCCCGAACGTGCCGGACACGTCCTAGTGTTTGACGTGCCACTAGAACAGCCTGAGTGGCGAGAATGGTTCGGTAAGTCGTACGACTAGCAGGGGCCCTCCGGGGCCCCTCTTCTTTTACCCTGCCCCCCGAGTTGACGCCGTTTAAACCTTCATGCTAATATTTGTAACGTCAGCAAGGGAAGCCCTGCTAACGAATTGAAAACTCAATAGCAGGGCGTAAGGGGAAGGAACCCCGAATGTCCGACAGGCATGTAGCCGATGTCCCCCGCTACCTCTCCGAGGTAGCAACAAACACCGGGCTTGAGCTTGGACACGCGAAGTATGCGGTAGTAGCCGGGTACTTTGACATCAAGCGAGAGAAGGTAGTTTGCGGGGCGGAGGGTTGCCCGGAGTGGATGCCCATTCACCTCATCGTGCGGGGTGCATGGCCCGAGGATCACGTAACGTGGTTCATCTGCACCGCTTGTGGCATCTCGGATGTCTGGTTGAACTAAAAGAGGGGGGCCCTACGGGGCCCCTCTTCTTTTTCGTTTAAACGCCCTACCCACTTGAAGCTTATGTTTGTAACGTGCTACTGTTCTCTTGTCAGCAAGGATTGAGAACTAAACAGGGGAGCAACAGTGGACACCTACACGGTTACCTATGTCGCAATGGGCATGACCGATGACGTAACTACCTGCGAGATTTGCGGGAAGCCCGAGCTTAAGGGCACGGTGCGGCTCATGCTGGTGGACTCGGACGGCAACTCCGAGGGTGAGGTTTTCGCGGGTGTGTCGTGCGCTGCCAAGCGCGCCGGCCGGAAGGCCACCGAGATTCGGACTGAGGCCAAGCGTGCCGACAAGGCGCGCGAGAACGCGGTACGGGAGGCTCACAGCGCTTGGCGTTCCGCTCACTCCGAGTGGACCTGCAAGGTTCGGGACGCTCACTTTGGGCCCGTGCTGCCACGGCCGATGGTGGTTTGTGAGTACTACTCCACCCCGGAGTTTAAGGCCGCTAACGCGGCGTGGATTGCAGCCAACCCGGAGCCGCCGCGCCCGCACGGCTGGTGAGACTAGAGGGCCCCTCCGGGGGCCCTCTTTCTTTTGCCAGGGGAAACAAGTTGGGAAAGCGCTATCCGGAATAGATGCATACACATGGGCGCCCTTCCCGGATTGGGGTTGCGAACGTTTAAACGCCATGCTATGATTTGTAATGTCAGCAAGGAACGAAACAAAGGGGAAAACAGTGAAGCTCTCCACCGCTCAGATCAAGACCCTGACCGCCGTTGCCGCCAACGGTGGAGTCATGAACGGCTACGCCGGTCAGAAGGGCTTCTACTGCAACAGCACTCCGGCCCTGGTTCGGATGGGCCTTCTCCAGAAGGTTGACAACTGTGCCGGGTGCGACGCTCACGGCTACTGGGCTGAGAAGTGCGAGGCCCCGATTAAGGGCAAGGGTGGCAACGCCTGCTACTACCGGGTTCAGATCACCGAGGCCGGGCGGACCGCAATCGCTTGAAAATGAGGGGCCCTCCGGGGCCCCTCCCCACTTGACAAAGCTTCCCGACGAAGCTAATGTTTGTAATGTAAGAAAAGACCCTCCTAAAAAAAGGACCCCACCGTGAACACTTTCCCGTTCGCTCCCGTCAACCCCGAGACTGCCCGCATCCGGGGTGCCAGCATGGCGAACCTCTACACTCAGCTTGACACCGTGCTTTGGCTTGGCGGGTACGTCAAGGGCAGCCCGGAGGAGAAGGCTTACGTTGAGTCCTTCAAGGAGGCCCGAGCGGAGGCCCTGAGGGTTCGCTAGAAACAAAGAAAGGGCCCGGTCCTACCTCACGGTAGGCCGGGCCTCTTTTGTTGCTCACAGACTGTCTAGGGCCGTCTGCAAACCCGGCAGCGCTGACGCGCCGCTCCCACGCCATACCGTCTCGCCATCCCTCACCAGGATCACGGTAGGTACAGCCTTCACCATGTAGTGCCGGGCCACCTCCGGGGACGCGTCAACGTCCACCAGGTCCACGGGGACACCGGCCCTGTCTGCCACAGCGTCCATGAGGGGGCCAAGCCGTTTACACGGCTGGCACCACTCGGCACTGAACCTCAAGACCCTCACGCGGTCGGCACCACCGGGGGCAGCTCCGCCGTAGCGTCCTCCTCCGGGGCATCCTCCGGAGCGTCAAGCTCCGACAGGATCTCATCGAACGACTCACCCTCAGCCGGGACCGGGGTGTTGAGGGCTTCACGGATGGCACCCTCAGCCTTGCCTACCGGCATGACCAGCGACCGGGTAACCACGGTCAGGGCCGCGACGATTGCGCCGGCCACGGCGACATCAAGGCCCGGAGGGATCGGAAGACCGAACACCACCACCAGGGCAAGCACAGCCTTAACCAGGTCCATGAGGACAACGGGGTTGTCCTTCAGGAATGTAACGAACTTCAACACATGCTCCTTATCGGTTGTAAAGCTTGGCCCAAGTCTTGGGGCCTACGATTCCGTCAACGGTCAGCTTCTTAGCCTTCTGGAATCGCTTGACTGCAATCTGAGTCAGGTTCCCGAAGTCGCCATCTACCCGGAGCTTGTGACCAAAGACGTTCAGGCGGGTCTGAAGCGTCCGGACAAGCGCGCCCTTCGCGCCCTTCTTGACGGTTGCCGGAGGCTTCCACGGAGGGGCAGGCTTACTCGGCTTGGGCGGGACAGGACCCGCAAGCGCAGCCTCAGCCGCGCGCCACACAACGACACTCTCCCCCCGCAGGATGGACAGCAGGGCACGCATGGCCTTAGCGCTGTTGACGTACATCCGGTGAACACTGATATGGATGTGCCACAGGTGGGAGCTGTCCGAGGTAGCCGCAGCATTCCGCGCAAAGTCCCAACCCTCAACGGCACTGTCCGCATCGGCCTGGCCGTAGAACTCGCGGAAGTAGTTAGTGCGCTCATCGTTCGGGTCCTGGCCGGCACGCAGCAGACGGCCGGAATACTTGACCATTTCCGCCGGAGGCAAGCTGAAGTCGAAAGCCGCAGCCTTGTCATCCGGGCCCGACTGGTCAGCCGCAAACTGAGCGTACGAGTAGTTGCCGGGCCAGTTCGCCCGGTTAGCCTTGCGCGTATTGTGGTATCCCTTTTTGTTTGCGTAGATGCCAGAAAGGGTGGCCTTAGGCTCCATAGCCTTGAAGGCGAGCCACGCCGCCCACATCTCATTGGTGATGTAGGCCGGACTTGGGTTAGGGGTAGGGGTAGCCATTACTTCCCTTCAATCGACATGATTTCGCGGAGGGAAGAGAACCCATCCGCCATAGCTGTCCGCATAGCGGCCAATTCCTCTCGGGTGTCGTGCATACTCCGGAGGATCTTGTTTTCAGACTCAAGCGCATCAACGCGCTTTTCCAGGGTGTTTAGGGCAGCCTCAAGGCGTTCCGCCTTGGCCTTCCAAGCCGCTGCCTCATCGCGCCATAGCGCGGAAGTTGTCTCATCGGAGGTGGCACGCCACTTGACGAATGCTGCGCTTACTGCGCCGATAGTCGCGACACTGCCCCAAATGAGGGCAGCAATTTCCATCCCCGTCACTTACTGATCCACTCGGCAGACAGGGCGACACCTGAAGCGGCGACATCCGTAGTGATGGAGACACCGGCGGTGTGCTGAATGATCAGAGTGAGCAGGTCACCCGCCGCAAGCCGAACGAATTCGGAAGCGCTAGCGCGCGTCGAAACGGCCCCTGCTGACGGCAAGGTTGTAGCGAGAATGGCGGTACCGTTCTTACGGGTTTCCGCGTGCCGGTAACCGGTCGCGTGCTGAGCCCACGCCGCATTCTGAGTGATCCGGTAGACGCCATCCGTCTTGATCACGATCCGGTTATTGGCCGTATCAGCCATGCCGTCTGTGTCTTCCATGACAACGTTCAGCACAGCGGTAAACGTCTGGCCGCTAGTGCCTAGCGTCTGGTTGCTTGATTGCTTGATACGGCAAATCGGCTTATAGAAAACAGACTCTTCAAAGGCTGTCTTGGTGTGTTCAGTGAGCTTGGCTCCGGTGACAATCTCACCAGCGGAGAACCCGGCAAGGTCAGGAATTGCCATCGATAGACCCCCATTGGGCATAGAAAAGGGACCCCCGTAGGGGCCCCTTCAAGTCGGAAAGATTAGTAAGCGAGAGCGCAGGACTCATCATCGAGAACACCCGTAAGGGAGTCCTCTAGGACCCACGCCTCAGAGTCGGAAGCGTCCGACACTTGGAGCGTCGTCTCCCACGTCCACACGGAACCGTCCCGCTTAACCGATGTGCTGATTCCCTCAATGAAGAAATCAAGTTCATCACTCGGGGCCGTGGGCGAGAGGTCAGTGAACCTCAGCCTTTGGGATACGTCAGCACCGTGCGCCAGGGCGACCGTACGCGCGTCAGCAAGCGACGTAGCGTCAACGCTCAGTTCCTCACACCGGGGACTAGTCTCCTTATACCGGTGGAGCAACCAACTAGCCGCATCCGCCAACTCAGAGGGCGAAGCAACGTTGCGCTTCACCGTGAGGCCCTTAGACCCATGCTCATCAACAGACGCTTGATCTCTGGCCGTTCGCTTCATGCCAGTAGACCGCTCGGCGGTAATGTTGTTGAAGATTCGCGCATCATCGGACTCGAAGGTGAGTCCCGACATCCACTCATTGAGTGTCCACCTCACCGGGGCGTTTACACGCCGCGCCCGGTTGTGATAGACCGCTTCACCGGAGGGCCCGGCAAAGAACATGCCACCGGCGGATTCCGCAGCCTCAGTCAACACGTCGTATGCCTGAGCGTCATTGTCCCACCGGGGCGACAACAGCTCCGACATGCCGGGGTCAATCCTCCTGGACCCCGACCAACCGATTTGACTCAGAACCAAGTCAATGTGCCCAAGGTTTTCCAGATACTCAAAACGCGGCAGCGGTTGAGCCTCATAGACATGGTGCTCGTCACCAAAGTTCTCCGCCCGGAAGTTGATTTCCGGGATGACGTTGTCAACGTGCTGCCAGTGAATGTGGTTGTAGACACCATGCGTGAACGTGTTCGTTCCCGTGGGCAGCAATCGCCCGCCCCACTGAATGAAGGCCGGGGACGGAAGGCGGTTGACGAAACCCGTTGAGGTCCCGCCAACGAACGCCATACCGTTTAGGTGAACGGTAAGATGCGTCCCGATTGGGGATAGCTCAATCCCGTAGTTGACGCCAATGAAGTTAGGCTGACCGGGGTTTACGGCCGTACTCCCCGTGTAGTTCATGTCAGGGACACCCGAACCGCCACCCTTGGCGAACACCACAAGCCGACCGAGGTCATTCATTGAGATGGTCAGCAGTGGGTCACCGTTGGAGTTGTACGCACCAAACAACGGGGTAGTCGTACCGGTCGCGGGCCATTCGCCCTTCCACCAAAAGCCCGTGGATGTCTTGTCCCTCAGGGTGGTGATAGCCGGGAAGCCGTAATGGCTGAGGCTCAGAACGCCACCCTCAGTGTGATCCGCACCCGACACGGTGAAGCCACCGTTAGTGGAACCGTCAGCGTGGACCATCGTCTTGTCGCTGCTGAACTTGGCCTCTCCGGCAGGAGCATTCCGGATGACCAGAGGCCAATCCGTGATGTCCCTCAAGAGCGGCTGAGTCTCGCTCGCATCCTCCGACTCAGAACACGGCCAGTAGCTCAGGGAGTTCTGAGTGAAGAACGGATCGGGGTTGTAGTTCCGCATACTGTTGCGGTAATACGACTCGATAGGCGTACTGGCGATAGCCATAGGGTCAACGCACGTAGCCTCCGTGATTGACAGGTGGCCGGCGGTTCGCGCGGTCCACCGCTCAACGAACCCCCTAAAGAGCGGATACATGCCCGAACCGTCAGGGTTGGGGGTTGGCGTACCCACACCGTTAATCCGCATCTTGAGCTTGGACAGCAGGGCCGTTGACTCATCCGGATACCCGCCAATGCCCGTGACGAAGATTGCCGCACGGACCTTGCCAGCCTCGGGAACCTCAAACTCCACCTGAGAATGCCCCATCACACCATTGGTTGTGATGGTGTTCCCGAACAGAACCTCTTCAGTGCCAAAGTCAGGCTCATACAGGAGACACGTCTCCACGTAATCCGTGACATCGATCGGGCAAACGTCAGCATCAACGGTGACGACATCTCCCGGCCACACCTGGACAACGTCAGCGTTGCCCCGGAGGCCAGCGACAAAAAGCGTTTCCGCGTTGTCGCCCTGTGAGTTGTCTTTGATTTTGAACGCCTTGCCGTAACCAGGATGGTCAACAACAGTGACAACCGGTTCATACTGGTCATCATCAAAGTCAACAGGCCGGTTGTGGAACCGGGGACTAACGATGTCCGCTGTTTCAGGGTTGACGCAATCGGGATGCACCCAGTTGTCATCGAGAACGGAGTACACGCGGATAGGCTTACGTGGCTTGGTGCCACGAGCCCAATAGTTCGTGTCCTCAAACCCGATCCATGCAACGTCAAGGGTTATGGGGCTGTTGCGGTTTGCGCCATCCTGGAAGGCGCGAACACCCAACCGAGTACGGGCGTAGCTCGGATCATCGGCAAGCATGTAAACGTCTCCACGGACGATTACCCATTCTCCATTGGACTGGACCACCTTGCCATCTGTATACATCTCACCAAGGGATGCGCCGGCCGCGCTCAGATCCTCCGAGAAGCAATCAACCCACGTGGCCCCCGCACCGGTGGCCCGGACCTTGGCGACAACGTGAGTGCCTTCCCATTGCGGTAGCGGCTTGTCATACCCGAGCGTGACCATGCCCGAGTCGTCCCAATCCCTGACGTTCAACTCATCAACTGCCACCATGACTGGCAGGGTGTTAGTCACCTCCGGCGACAGCCGGAACCGGTACCCGATATAGCCGGGGTCGGTGTACTCGGTGTCATCCGCTACCGCCTGCCACTCAGGCTCAGAGGTTCCGTCAGCCCAAACCTTCGCGCTCAGCTCAAAGCCTGACTTATTGAAGGCAACATGGAAGAGGCCGGGGGAATAGCCGGTAATCACGGTGCGCAGAGTTGCGACAGTCTGAAACGAACCGGCTATGCACTTCACGATCATGAGACGGACAGTTCCGTCACTGAAGAAGTACACAAGTGCTGCGTAGTAGTTGTTACCGTCAACAATGCTGTTGAGTACGCCGTAAGAGACGTTTGCGTTCGTGCCGGTAGGCACAACCGGGAGACGGATCGTCGTACGGATGGAGGGATCTTCAAACGTGCGGGTAGAGCGCACCAGGTGTGGAGCATTCAGCCCGGTGAGGTTTACACGGCCCGCACCGTCAGCGCTCAGAGTGGAGAAGTTAGCCGCGTTGGCAGTAACGACGTTCCATGAACCTGTGCCGATAGTTGGGCTGCCCCAGCCACCCGACGTTGTCCGATCAAACGTGTCATAGAACGCGGGAGACAACGGGGTGGAGGTGGCCCCAACGCTGAGGCCCCCTCCGTCGATTGCCGTAGCGGTCACACCAGTGTTAGACCGGTTCTGAGCTACCCACTGCCCGCTACCCGTGCTTTGGGTAACGCTGCCACCCGCAGGATTAGAGACCGGGGCCCCAACCCCGGTGAACCTCTCGTCAAGCCAACGCACGTACTCACGGCCTGGCGTCCATGCGCCATCCGCGTTGTCAAGGGTAATGGAGGCGGTACCGGATTCAACCCGGTCAAGCTCGTACGAGCGTCCCCGCTTAGCCGACACAGAAAGAACGGATGAGGTGATGTCGTCCCACACCACAAGCTCATCCGTCGCGTTGTTCTCCGTACCCAGCTCCACCCGGACATCCCGAGTGATACTCACAGGCCGGTCCTCCCCCCATTACGCCTACCGATACGCGAGATTTCGTCTCGCACTACTGTTGCCACCGAACGGCCTAGTTCCTTCTCCGTGATCACGGAACCGGCAACGTGGACCGTGACGTTTAAACCGCCTCCGCCACCAGAGCCACCGCGTACAGCGGCGAGGCTTCCGCCGGCCAAACCGATGTCATCGGTGAGCCCGTTGAGGGACTTCTTGACCAGCGGCGTACCGGAGTCGAAACCCGTCACGAGGGAGCCCATGATTGCCTCACCGGCAGGCTTGAGAAGAACCTTGTCCTTATCAAGCGGGCCCTTCCATGAGGGCAGCATGTTGGTTAGGCTCTTGAGCTTTTCCTTGACCTTGTTAAAGCCGTTCTGAATCGCCCGGAGCAAACCGTCAATGATGGCCTTACCAGCGTTGTAGAGCCAATCCTTGGCACCCGAGAAGACCCCGAGGATTTTCCCCTTGATTCCGTTGACAAAGCCCATCACGGTATTCACGCCGTTAGTGACCGCCGTACGGATGCCATTCCAAACCTCGGAAACCTTCGTCTTCACGAAATTCCAGGCGATTGACCAGCCGTTTTTGATGTTCGTCATTGTCGTGGAGATGAAGTTCTTAATCCAGTTAATGACGGTTGAAACTGTCGTCTTGATCAAATTCCAGTAGAATTTAAAGGACGTGACGACCGCATTCCAAACAAAATTCCAGGCTGTTTTGATCGCGCCTACCACAGTTGTGATAACGGTCCACACCATGTTGATGTAAAACGTCACTGCGGAAACGATCAGATTCCAAACCCAAATGATCGCGTCAAAGATTCCGGTCCAAATAGTGACCATCATTGACCACATGAATTTGAAATAGGCCACGACGAAATCGACCACAAACATGAAAGCGTTTTTGATCGCTTCCCAACATGCCGTGATGAAGTTGCGGAAACCTTCGTTGTTCTTCCACAGGTAGACGATTGCGGCAATCAGAGCCACGATGGCGATAATGATTAGGCCAATGGGGTTCAGGGAGAGCAACACGTTAATGATGCCCTGAATGACCGCCCATGCCTTCATCGCTAGAACTAGCGCGATGATCGCACCAACGATGACACCGAAGTAAACGCCTAGCGGCTCAAAGACAGCCGACCACTCACGGATAAAGCCGACAACCTTCTTTACCCAATCAACAAAGCTCTTGACTGCCGGAACTAGGTCAGCGTTGACCCACTGCCCCGCAGTCTTCGCCCACTCCGCAAACTTGGGCATCCACTTCTTGATAAGCGGAATCAACGGCTTGACCATCTCAGCCGCAGCCATCGAGACGTTGTCCTTCAACGCTGACCAAAGACCGGTCAGGGTTTGGGACTGCTTATCCATCGCACCGGCAAAGTTGTTCTTCGTGTAAGTCTGCGTAGCCTTCTCGAAGGTGTCCGAAGAAAGCTTGCGAGCCTCAATCTCCTTACGGAGAACCTTCACACTCTTACCGGTGGCAGCCGTGAGCATGTCCCAAATCGGCACACCAGCGTCAATCAACTGGTTGATGTCGTCCATGCCCACTGCGCCGGCCGCATGGACCTGACCGAAGATGCGGGCCAGATCAGGAAGCCGCGCAGAAGGGACACCGACAGCCGCAGCAATCTCGCCCATGCTCATGAGGAAGTTCTTGCGAGTCTGGTCAACCTTGAAGCCGAACCCCAGGAGGGTTCGGTCAGCCTGAGCCAAGTCGGCTAGCTCAAACGGGGTGGCGGCTGCCTTCTCCTTGAGCCACGCCATCTCCTCTTTAGCCCGCGCGTTGGACTTGAGGAGGGTCGTGAACGACACCTCCATCTGCTCAAAGTTGGCAGCGGTGGTGATGCCAAGCGTCGCGATGCCCGCTCCGGCAAGTGCCAGCCCACCTGCGGCCATGGCCCCGAAACCTACGAGAGTGTCTGCGAAACCTTCCCAAGCTCCCGAAGAACTCTCCGCAGACTTTCGAGTTTCGTCGAGTCCCTTCCGAACATCTCGGAAGGCCGCTTGCGCATCTCGGGAGTCACCCGCAACAACAACCTTCAACTTGCGGACATCAGACACCGGACTTGCTCCTAGCTTCCATGTACTCCCTCATGTAGGCGGAGAAGGCGCGATATTCGAGGATCGTGAAGCTTCTAACCTGGTCAGGACTCAGGGAGTAGAAGCGGCAAAAGGCGGCCCGATCCTTAAGCCGCTCTAGCTTTTTCCCGAGTCAGCCTCAGGGGACTTGCCCAGAACTAGAGCAGTGACGCGAACCTTCCGAGCGTCAGCGAGAGTGAAGGAAGGATCAGACTTCCGCTTCACCAGCCACACGAGGCAGATGATTCCCTTAGCGGGAATCTTGGTGGTCATCTCGGGTCGGCCCTTGGCGTCAAAGACTCGGTTACCTTCGTCGTCAAGTACCGGAACCGGCCTCACGACATCATCAATCGGCTTACCAACGAACTCCTCAAAGTCCTCAAGGTCTCCAAGGGTCAGGTCATCGGGATCAAGGTTGATATCAAGGGTCTCCACGGGAGGCCTCCTTAGTTAGTCAGGGAACGCTTGCCGGGACAGCTCCATAAGCGTCTCCATGTAAGCGTCAATAAGAGCGCGCCCGTCTTGGCGCAAAGTCGGATGAAGGAAGTAGCCGGGACCTCCGTCCCAACCTCCCCACTGATTGCCTCGCCATGTTTGGAACTGGCCGTATTGCTTCGCGCCAAACTCGGCACCAAAGAAGTAGGGGGCCCGAGGTCCACCGCCCATGACGATTGACTGATTGGCGGACCGGTAGGCCCGGAGGGAGTTAGCGGCCCTCCGGGCTACACCACGTTCTAAAGAAGCGCGCATCTTAGAGCGCGACACAACTTCGTTGGCTAGGTCAAAGTTGGCTTGGCGCAACTGTTTAGGGAAATCGCCCTCAACAGTCTTCAACGCCCGGTGAAAGTCCTTCAGACCCTCAATCCGAATCCGGTTACCGGTTAGCGTTGTGGTGGAGGTGGACCGGCCAGACTTGCTATAGCTGACCGTGGTTCCCACTTACGGAGCCACATCCTTAGACTTGTAGGCAACCGAAATCGGGGACGTAGTGCCGTCCCAAAGAACCTTGCCCTTGATGCTCTGCTCAATGAGCTTGGCACCATCGAAGTTGAGAGGGTCCTCATCAAACCGGCCGACAGGAATGGTCACGGTGAGGAGTCCACCCTGAGGGGAAGCCCAAGAAGCCGAGATAGCCGCAACGTTGTTAGACGCAAGGCTTGCCGCTACACGCTGAGCGTGCACCAGGTCCTCAAACTCGCCCTTAAGCTCAAAGGTGTACTCACGCATACCCTCTTCAAGGGGTTCCTGCTTACCGGTCGAAAGCCACCGGTCAGCCTTCAAGTTGTTCTCACCCTTGAAGGAGATATCCGAGACACCGAACGGTGCGCCGGCCACCTGAACCGAACCGCCAACGAACGTGAACAGTTGGCCATCGGTGCCATACGTGGGAGTTGCAGCCGCGTACGCCCCGGCGCCTGCGCCGATCGTCTCTTTCTCAAAGTCAAGGTCAAGCGACATCTGTAGGATGCCGTCCACCTGGTTAGAAAGCTCCCAACCCTTGACCTTGCCACCCTCGTACGTGAAGGGGTGGAGGACACCACCGACAGCAACCCGGCCTACCTGAACCGTCAGGGCCTTGCCCTTGAGGTCACCAACGGTAGACGTGTGAGTGGTAAAGCCACCCGAGGGAGCACCAGCGGCAGTGGCACCAAGCGCGTGAGCGAACAACAGGCCAAAGCCGCTGTCCATCACTTCAAGTTTGATGTCACCTTCCGCACCCTTTGGGTTCGGCTGGAATCGGTCCATGTGGAGCACACGCTGACCGGCCCTGTGAGCCTCAGACTCGATGCGCTCATACTTGCCTGCCAGGCCCTCACTCAGCATCTCAAGGAAGCGAGTCGGGGCAACAGCCGTGCCATACGTAGCCTCGGGCGCAAGCCCAAGGTAGGAGTCATGAATGGAAGGCATTTACTCCTCTTCCTTGATAGTGATCTCAAAAGCGGGACCGAGGGTCACCGCAAGTTCCGCCGGTACTTCCACCGGTTCATTTCGGGGAAAAAGAAAACCCCCACCGGTAACGGCAGGGGCATGACCCGTGTAAACGACTACGGCCGACACGTTGCGGTCACCACCGTTTCAAATTGCGCCTCATACAGGGCCGGATCAACCGGCCAAGAGTTCATGCGCTTAGGGGTAAAGATGGATGTGATAGCCAACCCGGACATGCCAGGGTTGGCGGCTAGCTCCGCCTCAAAGTCGGAAGCCATAGCCGTCACGTAGTTCTCAACCTCTTCCGGGGTACCGCCCGTAATCTGAGCCGAGAAACCCACCGTGATGGAGAACGTCTCCTCACGGGAACGGTTCGTGACCCAACGGATTTCGTCCCACGTGATCTCACCGACGAAAGTCCACTTCCGCTCCACCGAGCGGACCGGATAGCCGTAGGACACCTGCAACTTGTCTGCCGATGTCATCGGCATATCCGTCAGGAGATCCCGGAGGAAGCTTTTGACAGCGGGGGCCCTGGTGGTCATCCGAGGCTCACCGACTCAGCGAGGCTGAACGTGTAATCGCTCAGGGCCTTGTCAACGTCCGGGATGCCTGTCTGAGAACCCCGAACACCGGGAGTGCTCAGCGTGTACGTGCCACCCTCGGAAGGCTGGAAACTGGTTGCCCTGTCCGGGATTCCGGACCTCGAAGCCACCAGGTGGCTACGGGCCCGCAGCAGAGCGGCCCTGTGGATGTCGTCAGGAACGGCCTTGAATCCGTACGACACGTCAAGCCAGTAGACGCCACACGGCAGGGTGTCGAAGCCGACCAGTCCGCCCAGCTCGTCCACCGACACGGACGCGGTTACGTCTGCGCCGGCCACATCCACAACGTTCGCCACGGCGTACGCGTCCCACAGGCCCGGCCAGATCCACGACTCCCCGGAGCTGCCTACCGGCATCCTCCGCGTGCGGGGCGTGAAGCTACGGCCGGTGATGGACTCAAACTCCCGCTCAGTGATCTCCCGTGCACGTCGAACGTCAGCGGTGGAGTGTCTGTCGGGGGTCAGATCCTCATCTGACTTGCGGAGTTCGGGGATGGTGAACAGGTAGCCGCCCACAACCTCAAGCACGGTGGCGTCAATTACTCCGTCACCCGTCCACAGGGCCGTGTAAACGCCCTGAGGGAGGGCCGGAACGGAAACCGTGTAAACGCTGCCTGCCTTGGAAGCGGGCCCCTCAAACGCGGGGGTTGTGGCACCCTGCCGCATAACCGACACGGTCACGGTGTCAGGCGTTAGCTCTGACTCGTCATCTAGGAAGGTGTGGGTCAGCGCTAGGGCCCGGCCAGTCAGGAAGCGCACGGTTACGCCTCCTTACGCGGGCGGCCCGGTCCGCGCGTCTCGCGACGCTCAGCCGGAGCCTCAGCAACAGCCTCCGCGTAGCCATCCTGAATCAGACTGAAAGCGAGGCCCTTGTCTAGCTCCACTACGTCACCGCGCAGAAGAACCCGGTAAGCCGTGTAACCGGGGACGGTACGGGTAATTCTGATCTTCACTTCAAACCTCCATTAAGTTGTGCGTCAGGCAAAAAGAAAGGGGCCCCCGGAGGGGCCCCGATCAATTAGGCAGTGACAGTCAGGCACTTAACAGAGTTGGTGTCGAACAGATCACCGCTACCGCGCCAGTTCACCTTGAACGCAATAACGTCACGGTCAAAGCCGTACTCATCGCTACGGGTAACCTTCAGGCTCTTAACCTGACGGATCAGGTACTTAGACGGGTCGCCGAACGCGGCAACCTTCGCACCCGCACCCACGGTAAGGATGTTCGGGTCAGTCAGAACGGGCTTGCCCCACAGGGTGTCCGGCATACCGGCCTGAACGCTCGGGTTCCACACGTACTGGCCATCGGTGCCCTTGAGCTTCCGCAGAATCGGGTTAGCCGAATCGTTGAACATGTAGACGCCGTTACGGCGGTACGGGGCCTTCAGGCCAAACTGGAGATCCAGCAGGTTGTCAAAGGTCAGCGCACCCGCAAAGTTGGCGTAGTTGTTCTGAGCGGTAGCGCGAGTGATCCAACCCCACGGCTTAGTGGTACCCGCACCAACCAGCAGGTCAGCCACGATGGCATCCGCCAGGGCCTCACCCGCATCCTCAGCGAGAATCGACAGGATCGGAAGCTCCGAGTCATCGACGATTTCCTGCGTAGCCTCGGTGATAACACCGTACTTGTACGCGCCGATGTTCGTCTTCGACCAAGCGGTGTTGGCCTTGCTGTACGCGGTGTTCTCAGTCACCGGGCCAAACGAACCCGACTCAAGCTGAACCGGAGCAGTAGCCGGGTTGAGCGCGTTCTTAACCGGCCACTCCATCGTCTCACCACCGGAGGTGGTCAGAAGACGCGCGTAGCTGAAGAATGCCGAACGCTCACGCATAGCCTCAAGAACCTGAGCAACAAACGTGGTCTGCTTAGTGTTGCTCGCCGCGCCAGTGCCACCCACCGACTGAGCGGTACGAAGGTCAAAGTCAACCTCCTTGACCTCACCGCGCGCCAGGGCCCGCAGCTCCGCAGCCTCATCACGAGCCGAACCGCGCTGCTCACCGGAACCGCCGGCCAGCTTCGCCATCCGCTCATTGATGGCCCGAGTCTCAACCTCAGACTCAGCCGCGCGAACGTGGCCGTCCGCCTCCTTGGCCAGAGCATCGATATCCGCATCGATAGCCGAGATGCGCGAACGCTTCTCCTCATCGGTGAAGACCTTATCCTCAAGAACGCGCTTGCGCTCCTCGAAAGCACGTGCGCGCTTCTCCAGCGCGACAGTTGCCGCAGCCTTGAAATCCACTAGGGAATTCCTCCTTGTGTTAAGCCCGGAAATGGGCATGAAAAAAGGGCCCTTGCCCCGATCGGGGAGGGCCCTGCTCTACCGGGCTTAGCCGCGTAGAAGGTGAAGCGCCACAGCGTTAGGCAGTGGCGGAGGGTCAGGAATCCAAAGGGCGCGCTTCTCAGGCACGAGAGTTGCCGCGTGCGCCAGGGCGCGCGTACTCACCTTGGACTCGCTGGTGAGGTATGCCGGGTAAGTCACCGGGGATACGTCAAACAGTGCGAGGGACCGAACGGCCCTCAGCGGAAAGTCATCCTCGTCAAGGCTCCAGTCCTCATCAAGGGCCCGGAAACCAAACGAAGACTGAGACACGTCCCCGCGTTCCATCGAGATAATCAGGTCACGCACATACGACTGACGCTCATCGGCGTCAATCTCGTACGCAAGCCCTTCCGAGTCCTCCGACAGGCGGAGGGTGCCCGCACGATTCCGACCGAGGATCAGGTTTGCGTCATGGTTGACCAGCGCGCGAACGTCGTCACGCTCAATGGCTTCCTTGCCGGCACCCTCAAGGATTGTCTCCTTGAAGCCACCGAGGTTTTGAGAGCGCGCCCGGAACCGGTACGCGTAACCCTCAATAACCACCTTGCCGTCTCCGGCGGACCTAACCTCAAACTCGGTAGGAAGAGTGCGACGCTCAATCTCACTCGTCAGCGTCATTCTCCTTCTCCTCATCCGCCGGAGGTTCCTCCTCCGACTCAGGTGGAGCCTCAACAGGCTTAGCCGCCTGTGGCTCCTTTCCAATCTCAGACACGTTCATCGGGCGAACGTGCGCCTTACCCTTGCCACCCGGAATCGGTTCCATGTCCTCAAGGGCCCGGACCTCATCGAGCGACATGATGCCGTTATTGACAGCGATCACGTAGCTTTGGAAGCGCTCATACGTCTTGGCCCGCAGTAGGGCGTTAACGTTGAACTTGATGTACTGGCCGTTAGGCAGCAGAGCGGAGAACGCCTGCTCTAGCCGGACAAGCCACGGCACCAAAGTGTGCTGAATGAAGAAAGTATTTTGTTCCTCGACACCCGTTCCCCAAGAGGATTGGACCGTGGGGTCAATCATGTGAGGGGGGACGCGGTAGAGATTCGCAATCTCTAGCTTCTGAAAGCGTCGAGTCTCAAGAAACTGTGCCTGCTCCGGGGTGATGCTGATGGACTTCCAAGAAGCGCCACCGGTCAGGATGCCCACAGCGTGACTGTTGATGATGCCCGCGTGAGACTTCTTGAGCATCTTCGCCAGGATGGCAACTTCACCGGGCTTGGGATTGCCCGGATGCTCAACGACACCCGCCATGGTGGTTCCCTGTGAGAAGAACCTTGCGCCGAACTCCTCCGCTGCCAGGGCAAGCCCAATCGCTTCCTTAGCGTGATCAATCACGGAGATACCCCGACGCTTCCCCGGAACGGTGAAGGCCGGAATGTGGAGCATTTCCTTAGGCGTGAAGTCCTTACCGCCCATGCGGTAAATCGGCGTAGCGGAGTCTTCGTCCACCTCAACCAACTTGGGGTCAACCGCCCACACGGAGACGATCGTTCCCGCATCGTTGCGTCCGAGGGCGATGAACGCATTACCGTCCTCACCAAGGAGACTGATCATCACCTTGTGCCAGAACGCATACGGCGTCTCAAACGGGTTCGGCGCGGCCAACCAGGCCGGGCCATCTACCGGCAGCCTCCGGCCCTTGGCCTTCATCTTCCGGAACGCATCCACCGGGAGGCTTGCCACACCATCGGCAATCAGGCTTTGGCTCGCCCACACGGCAACCAGCGTCCGGGCCCGGTTCGGGTTCACGGTCACTCCGGCAGCGCTCTTGCTGCCACCGTTCCACTCAACGTCACGGGCCCAATCTCCGGCCGTGCCGGACAAAGCCGCTCGCGTCTCAAATCGTTTAAACAGACTCATTCGTCAATCGCCCATCCGATAGCCGCCAGGAAACCGCCGGCCACGAACAGGCCAAGCCACGGGGCAAGTACGAAAGCGCCAGACGCGAACACCGCCAGGCCCGAAACTTGGAGGGCATTAGCCCGGTGAGACTTCACAGTGCGCGACAAGGCCTTAGTCATCGTCTGCGTTCCACGCTTCAAGGAACTCCGCAAGTGCTTGCTGTTCTTCATCGGTGATGCCCTCCTCCCCGAGGGTGCGAATTTGGTTGAAGTCAATGAAGTTGACTTCAGGGTCCTCCTCCATTGGGATGGAGGCCACAAAGAGCGCGGTAACCAACGCGGCTATGCCGTCGATTTTCTCGCCGCTCTTTTTCTTGCTCGGCTTCATCAAGCCGTCTCCGGTGACTTCCAACTCAACGTTGTCCGCCATCCACCGGAGGACCGGATGACCGCCGTGGAACATCTGCCGCTCAGCAAGCCCGGACTCAAGGGCCTTGCATGGGTCGTTCAGTCTCGGGGCAGTCTGAGGCACCTTTACGGTTGGTTGCCCTCTGTCCTCGATAAGACTGATTAGGTGCGTCGCGTTCCAAGGGTCATAGCCGATCATCCGGATACGGAATGTCTCGGCGTCCGTCCCGATGTGCTCAAGGATCACGGAATAATCCGTGACCACACCTTCCGTGACAGTGATGAAGCCTTCCCGCTCCCAATGGGCCATGCGGTCAGCCATGTTCGATCGCATCTCAACCGCCGGACGTGGCACGAAGAAATGCGGCAACACCGTGAAACCGCCTGCCTCCGGATCATGGGGTGATCCGGGGAACAACAGCAGCCATGCTGTGAAGTCCTGAGTTGATGCAAGGTCCAGGGCCCCGAAAGCTAGACGGCCCTTGAGCGCATCGCGTGTAAACGCAAGCGTCCCGTTGGCATCCCAAACCTCCATGTCCAACCAGCGCTCCGCTTGGGATGTCCACTGGTTGAGGCGGAAGACTCGGAAGCTCTGGAGCGTCTGTGGCCGGGACTCTGCCTCCCGCAGCTCCGCGCGCATCGTCTCGATGGAGAAGAAGTCGCCAAGGCCGGGGGCCACGTAATACCAGCCGGTCCCCTTAGGGAACTCGGGGCAAGGCGGAACGCCTTCATCCCGGAAGTCCCAATCAGTGGGGAGGTTCCGAGCGAACACAAACCGGTTAGGGTCAATCCACGGCTTGTCTTGGACCTGAACCGAATGCTCGTGCTCCGCAAGCGCGAACGCGGCAGACGTGTACGCGGCAGTAGTCGCCGCAATCATGAGCGGCTGGACACGCGTACCGAAACTCTGGCGCATCGCATCCCACAGGTGCCTGTCTCGCTGAGTCAGAACCTCATCAAAGAGAACGGCACTGGCGTTCACGCCGAGTGCGCCGGCCGCGTCACCGGGCAACACCTGATAGAAAGAGTTCGTCTTGGCGTACACCAGGCGTTTCTTTGAGTCGATGATTTCGACCCAACCCCGGAGGCGGGGCGACAGCTCAACGATCCGCTTCGCGACGTTGAACACCAGCGAGGCCTGATCGCGGTCAGCCGCTACGCCGTAAACCTCAGCAGATTCCTCGCCATCGGCCACCAGGTGGTAAAGCCCGAGTGCCGAGAGAAGCTGAGACTTGCCTTGCTTACGGGCCATCTCAAGCCACGCGATGGAGTATTGCCGCCGGTACGCGCCTAGCTGTGTGTCCCACTGCATATGGCCATACAGGGGCCGGATGATTTCGTTCTTCTGCCAGTCCGTCAGGAGGAACGGCTTACCCGCAAACCTGCCCTTGGTGTGTACGCAGAAAGTTTCGATAAAGCGGATGACCCGCTCAGCTTTGCTTTCGTCGTACCTGAACAGGCGAGACTCAGGCTCGAAATCGATAAACGGCGAGATGGGGAGATCCCCCATAGGGGTTCCCCCTTCTTTGGGTTTGACAAGCTTACAAATGAGAGGTTAGAGTGTCAGAGTCAGCAAGAGAGCACAGCGTTTAAACGAGGGGTTCACAGTGGCTCAGGTCATCGCTCCGAGCAAGACCACCTTCTACACGATCAAGGGCCTTGTCCTGGCAGAAGCCATCGGTTGCTTTTACTTCTCTTACGGTCACATCCGTGAGGTGGTCATGGCGACCGGGGCAGATGAGCAGTTCTCCGCCGCGTTCCCGTTGATGCTTGACGGCCTGGCCGTACTTGGCTTCATCGGTCGGACCTCCGCCGCGTTCGATGCGGCAGGCAAGAAGGCCGGAACGTGGATCATGGTTTTGGTGGGCATCGTGTCGTTCATCTGCAACGTGCTGTCCGGCGAGACGCGCGGTCAGCAGATGTTCGGGGCCCTCACCGTGCTGTTGTTCGTCGGTGCCGAGTGGTTCGCGTCCAAGCTCAAGCTTGCCCCGGTTGTGGTCATCCCGGACCCGGAGCCTGAGGTTGAGGAGACTGAGGAGGAGGAGAGCAAGTCTCCGCTCAAGGGCAAGGAGTGGACCCCGGAGATGAAGGCCAAGGCTGCGGAGACTCGGATGCGCAACCGCTACCTCAAGGCCTCCCCCACGGAGAAGCGCGAGCTTGCGCGCCAGGGCCTCAAGCCCGCTGACCTCTGAACCGTTTAAACCCAAGGGGCCCCCAACCGGGGGCCCCTCTTCTTGTCTAAGGGGCGGGAGGGAATCGAACCCTCGGGAGAGTGAACTCCGACCAAGCTACGCGCTCAGTCCGCTGTGCCAACGTCACGTACGGCCCCTGATTGCTGGCCCCGAGGGGATCGAACCCCCGACCCTCCCCACTTCACGGGGACGCTCTACCACCTGAGCTAGGGACCAAAGCCTTAGGGCAGGGTGGCCGTGGGAGATCCATCCCGCTTGACGGGGATCTCATACCGGCAAGGTGCCACCCCGCCACAAGCTACAGAGCGGCTAGATGCCGCTCAATGTCGTCTCCGTCATCGGCCTTCGTCATCCCGAGGTTGATTCTGTCCCGAGGCGTGAAGCCGAACTTTGACCCGTACGTCATCATGATCTTTGACGCGTCGTTCATGACCTGAGCGGCAGGGTTCCTTACGTAGCCTCCGTCACGTCCCAGCACTAGGGGCCCGTGCTCGTCCATGGCCCTCCGGGCCTGATCGAACATCCCCCACGCTGAGCAGTAGACGACTAGGGCCGCGTGGTCAACCTTCTCCACGTGGCCGGCGGATGCCAGGAACGCTGTGATACGACACCACTCGGCGTAAGCCTCGCCCCGGAGGTCAGCCGGAGGGGCAGGGACACCCGTAGCAGACTTCCGAGTCTCGCCAAGACTCGAATCCTTGGAGGGGTTGCCCTGAATCAACTTCAATTCGACAGGCTTTCTATCCCTTGGCATCTAATCCCCTCCAATCCGTTTAAACCTTGCATGACTTTAAGTCGAATGCCCACAACTCTTAGTGAATCCCGGCCACTCATGCGCAGCTAAAGGCGTGGGTCCAGTAAAGTTGTCGGGGAAGGTTTTTACCCTCCCCTCCCCCGTGGGGCCAGGCATACTAGGTGTGTCTGAGCAGGCAAAATAAATAAAGGTAATTATTTCCTGTGTGTTCACCTAGCGTGGCCGGTTGCCACGTCTACTGTTACAACTCTTATGTGCTGGCCTTAGGTTGGACAGCTTGTTAGATCCCCCTCTTGATAGGGGGATTATATGGTCTGCTGTATCAGATCCATATCTATTACATAACCAACACAGTGTGTTAGTTCTTAGTAGCAGAATCCTATTCTGCTGATACTCATAGTCATACCCTCTCTGAGTAGCACTCAGAGCGTGATCTCTCTTGGGCCTGTGTCGAGGACACCTGTTGCCTTGGCCCATAGGGATTAGGGTTCTACAGACTGAACAAGTATTGAAGCTCACTACAGGGCCCCCCTCTAGGGGGCCTTCTGTAACTACCCCTATATAGGGCCCTCTTCAGGAGGGCCCTTCTATGAGGCCCCTTCAGGGGCCTCTAAGTAGTAGTTAACTAGGGGAACCCTTGAGGGGTTCCCTGTAGTAGTAGTTAACTACAGTGTAGGGCCTTCTGTTGGAAGGCCCCTAAGCTCGGTCGGTCGGTCGGGTCGGTCAAGGGTTAACCTTGCCCTCCCCTCCCTCCCTTATATACCGGGTTTAAACCCGGACGGCTAAACCCAACTTTCACGAACTTTTTTAAAAAATCTTGAGCAGAGGCCGTTTTGGCTGCTCAGGCAGCCTTCCGGGTTTTCCAACACCTTGGGGTAAGGTTTTCTCAGCAGGGCAGCAACGGCCCCCCTCGGAGGGGGCCTTTTCTTCCCCCGGAAGCTTAGATCTGTAACGTTGGAGGAGTGTTGAGCTTGTCCCCGGAGAAGCTAGCCAAGGTGGCTAGGGAGTGCGCCAAGGCTGCCTACGTCGATTTTGACCCTGACGAGTTTGAGGCTATGGAGGATGACTGTCGTGGATGACTTTCCTGAAGATGATGCCTACTCCGCCGGATACCAGGATGGCCGGAGGGACATGCTCCGTTTGGTGCTGGCACTTGCTGAGGCTCACATCAAGGAGATGCGCCGTAGGGGTTGGATCAACATGGTTGCCGGGGCTAAGCGTCTGGTGACCGTTCTGAGAAACGAGCTTGAGGCCAAGTGAGCTATGAACTGATTGCCAGGCTTGCCCGGCAGGTGCAAGACCAGGTTGTTCGGGACTTCATGAACTCCACATCGAGAGAGCGGCGTGAAGCCGCTTACGTGGTTTCGGTGGCGTTCGATGAGTTCGCTAAGAGGTTGGAGAAGCTGAGTGACCCCCGCTGAGGCTGCCAAGGCCATTTCTGACAGCCTGTTCCTTGAATGCTCCATCACACCGACCGATGACCCCGACTGGCGAGTTAACTTCCGGATTGCTGAGGCTTTCCGTCAGTTCGCCGAGATGCTTAAGGAGAACACCAGTGTTTGAGGCCCTGTCGCTGCTGGCCCCGTTTGCCGGCCACGAGATGCACCCTGCCGCTGTGAAGGCTGTTACCGCCACCAACGCCAAGTCTGGCGAGTCTGCCGCTCTAGCTCACGCTCAGCGCATCGCCGTTGAGTTTGAGGAGGTTGTTCTGAGGTCCGCTCTTGCTTAATGCTGCACTGATCCTCACATTTGTAATCACAGAGTTAGGGCCCCTCGGGGCCCTGCTCTACCTACAGGAGTTCAGGAGGTGGACGAATGTACTCCGTAACTCTTGAAGCTCCGGGCCTCGCTAAGGCCCTGGCGAACGCCCTGTACTTCATCCCTGCCGCTTCCAAGATTCAGGTTGCCCTGATTGAGTTTGCGGCTACCTACGTCATGACTGCCGGAACGGACAGCTACGTTGCCGGTACTGACCAGGTGAAGACTGCCAACTCTTCCGGGCTTGAGCCTGAGGACTTCAAGACTGTCCTTGTCACCAAGAAGGACCTTGATGCCCTTGAGAAGGCCGCTCGGGCGGCTAAGAAGGGCGTTGTAACACTCACCGTGGATGGGGAGGTTTTGACCCTTGAGACGGGAGAGGGCGAGCCTGTTACGGCTTCCCTGGCAGTCAATGAGCGTGCCCTAGCTCTGTATGACTCCATCGCTCAGATTGTCATCGAGACGGAGTTTAAACGGCCTGCGGCGATCCCCGGTGTCTCGTGCATCGATCCGGCCAAGTTCTCACCGTTCGCCAAGGTGAAGACGGACAAGACAGAGCGCATGGCGGACATCTACCAGACCGAGGGCGACAAGGGCCCTTGGCTAATCAAAATCGGCCCCACCTTCAAGGGCCTCCTCATGCCAATCAACCGGGATATTCACCGTTCCAACGTGGGGCCTGAGGGCCTGTGGTAGCGGCAACGGCCTGAGGCCGGCGGCTAGGAGGTTTTGCCGAGCTTCCGCCACCGCTACGTGGTCCAGGGCCCGTCTTGCGGACCGGGCCCGTACGACAACCACCCGTTTTTGCGGTTCCGAGGTGGTCACCCGATACGCACTCACCCCTTCAGGCTAGGAGCTGCCCCGTGCGCTTGAATCTCGTTTCTGCCCCCAAGTACCCCGATGGCCGCCCGATGGGCACCCGGTGTCCTCCTGGTGGAGGTTGCCGGACCCCTCGGGGTCAGGAGGCGCACTGCACTGTCTGCCACAACTCGTTTAGCGGCGTGACCTACTTTGACGATCACCGACAGGAGGGTTACTGCCTCAGCCCGGTCACACGGGGCCTGATCCGTCAGGATGACCTGTGGGCTTCCCCGGAGGGTCATGAGCAGCGGAGGGCTTCCGCTGAGCGGATGGCTAAGGCTCGTGCCGGTAGGGGCAAGAAGGATGAAGACGTGTGAACGAAGAGGGCCCCCGGTGGGGGCCCTCTCTTACTGTCCGGGTTTCCAGTCGAACGCCTCCACCCGGTGAGCGGTGTTCACTACCGCTGTAGGGGTCGCCCCGTTCGGCTCAGGGGTTCCGAGGTTGAACAGCTCGTCAATCGGCCCCCTGTCGTCTCGGCACAGGTGGAAGACCCGAGTGTCACCACCGATGGCGATCGTGACAGGCGTCTCAAGAGCCTTCTTGCCGCACACGACACACTTCACAGATTGCCTCCTACGGGCCCGGAGGCCGGTCAAACGTGGACACCAGGGTACAGGTCACCCGGACATCCGTCACCACTCCGTAAGACCTTACCGGCAGGTACGCTGACCAGCGCGGATATGACCTGTGGCGGTTCCGTGACACCCTGAGTCATACTTAAGTTGCTGAAGCTTCAGACGTCTGGTTAAATAGGAGCATCGCAAACATAAGCTTCCGTCAACTGCCATCAATTTAAGGTTGCGTTATGCCTGCTCCCAGGCTTCTCCCCGACAACGATGTACTTGTGAACTTGCGCCGGCAAGGCTGGACCTACGCGGACATTGCGGCTCAGTACGGCGTATCTACCTCAGCTGTGTACCTGAGGCTCCGGAACGCGAACGCCACGGCTGAGCGTCCGTCGTACAAAGCCATGATCCCGTGGACCGTGAAGCGTGCCCACACGTACGCCTTCCCGGTTCAGATGCTCCGGCTACTGGCCCGCAAGGAGAAGGGCGAGACTCTGAGCCCGGTCCGTGAGCGGATGCTGACCAAGTGGCTACGTGAAATTGAGGGAGCCAACGTGGTGGTTGCGTACGACCCCGAGTGTCCACCCAACCCGGCCTCCCCCATCTCTGGTGGCTTCTACTACGCCCCGAGGGCCGACTCAGACGGGAAATCGATCGTCAGGCCTCCATCGGTGGACAGTAGGAAGCGCTGACCAGCGAAAAGGGTTTCCCCTGGTGGGAGGCCCTTTTTTCATGCCCCCAACCGTCCTACCTGCACGGTTAGCACAAGTGTTCTTGCGGACACCAACACTTGATGCTATGGTTTGTAACGTCAGCAAGTGAGGGGCCACCCGGAAGGGGGGCCTTACATTTACGGGCCAAGCTCGTATTTGTAACCTTAGGGAGAGCGCGTGTCGTACATCTGTGCTAAAAATCCTGACCTCTGGTTCTCCGAGGTTCAGGAGGAGATTGAATTGGCTAAAGATGGGTGCCTTGACTGCCCTCTGTCCGTTTACACGGCTTGCCGTGAGCGCGGATGGGAGGAGGAGCATGGGGTGTTCGGTGGACTCTCTTCCGCCGATCGACGGAAGCTGAACCCCAAGCGGACGAACTCCCTGGTCAGGCGTAATGTGGCTGAAGCTTCAACTGTTGATAAGACACTTAAGAGTGCTAAGGTCACGCGTGCCCTTGACCTGCTCAGCAAGGGTTTGAACTCGACTGAGGTAGCGGCGACAGTTGGCGTACCGCCTGCAACGGTCCGTTGGTGGCTGATGCGCCACCAGGCCGTCAACTGACAACCCCCCGTCCACTCAGCCGCGTACAGAAGGAACGATAAGCACAATGACTAGTGCGCCGTGGGTAGTCGTCGGGGGCCCGGCCGAGATTGTCAAGACCTTTGACACCCTTGAGGGGTTGGAGGACTTGCAAGTGATGTATGACCTTCCGGAGATTTGCTCCGTGGCCCGTTACATCTTCAAGGATGGGCGGGTCGGGTATGAGGCGTTCTTCACGATGAACGCTGACGTTGAGGACTACGCCACCACCATGATGATCCTCGGGGGTTCCCGGCAGATTCACATGGAGCTGTGGAACCTCTCGCCCGGTGGCGTGATGCAGTATCGAACCATTTGGATTGAAGACGCTCCCTTACCCGAGTGGAACGGGATGCAGCTCCCCGACGTGATCGGTTTCGATTTCTGACGGGTTGATGGACAGGGGCCTACGGGCCCCTTTTCCAACACTTCAAGCTAAGATTTGTAACATACAGAAGGGGGCCAGTTGGAGACGACACACGGGCCACCGCTTCACCGGAGCGTGTCCCAGTGGAGCACGTTCACCAAGTGCGGTGAGCAGTTCCGATTAGAGAAGGTCGCTAGGGCCCCTCAGAGGCCCGCTGCCTGGTTTGCGCAAGGAATCGCGTTCCACAGTGCGGCTGAGCTTTGGGAGCTATCAGAGAGGGAGTCAAGCCCGGATGACGTAGTGGACTACTACACGGCCGAGTATGACCGCCTCATTGATGAGGGGAAGGCAAAAGAGCCTGACCTAGCCCGATGGCTCACCGGGGGCCGGACACGAGCCGATGACGATATCTCCCGGAGACGGGAGCGCGGAGCAGACCAGGTGCGTACGTACATGACTTACGCACTCGGGGCCCCGGAGAAGTGTTGGACGTTTCAGGGTGACCCTGCCGTTGAGGTGGAGTTTGAGCTTGACCTAGACGGCATCAAGGTAATCGGGTTTATCGACAACCTTCCCGTTTGGCCCGATGGACGGGTAACCGTCCGAGATTGGAAGACCGGGAGTAAGCGTCCCGAGTGGGAGTTTCAGCTAGGCGTGTACGCCTTGGCTGTGGAAGAACTGACCGGCTACCGGCCACGTTGGGGCGATTTTTGGATGGCCAAGGATGGCCGCCCGGATAAGCCCGTGGACCTCAGCGTGTTTACACGCGACAGGGTCACCCGGTGGTTTAAGAACGCTGACACTGCTATCCGCCTTGGCCTGTTCAACCCGAATCCTGGCGACGCTTGCCGTACATGTGGCGTCTCGGACTTTTGTCAGGCACTCGGCGCGCGAGCGAACGAATACCCACCTAACTAAGGAGGTCAGAACTTGTCTGACTATCAAGAGGGCATCACCGTCACCATCAAGGCCCACGGAGGCCACGATGCGCCCTGGTTCGTGATCCACGCGAAGGATGCCGCTTCCGCCTGTGACATGGTTCAGGCCGTTGAGGCTACGGGCCTCCCGGCCATTGTCGGGAGTGTCACTCAGACCATCCGGGCCATCGACACCCTGTCTCAGTCGTTCCCCGGTATCCGCCCAGCGGGTCACCCGGACAACGGCGGAGCTGCCTCCCCTCCGGCCACGCCGCCGGCCAACACCCCTCCGGGTTCCACGGCCCCCATCTGCCCTCACGGCACGAAGGTCTACAAGACCGGTGACAAGCGGGACGGTTCCAAGTGGAAGGCGTGGATGTGTCCTGCTCCCAAGGGTGATGAGTCCCAGTGCCCTCCGGCGTGGATCAAGTAACACCCTCGGCTCTTTAGCAGGGCCGGAAGCTCTTATTTGTAACCTCCCCCGGCACCGATGACCGGGGGAGCTATGGGGAGGAGACAAGACTTGCTTACCCTCACCAGGGCCAAGCACACGAAAGGCGCGGCAGGGGAACCGATTCCTACGGTTTTCCAGACGCTAGCGGCTGAGAGCGTTCATGTCCGGCGGGGTCAGTTCACACTGATTGCCGCTGCCCCCGGTGTGGGTAAGTCGGTGTTTGCTCTCAGCCTCGTTTTGAAGGCTGAGGTGCCATCGTTCTACTTCTCGGCGGACACTGACGCTTTCACGATGTACCTCCGTGCCGGAGCCATGTTCACCGGTTACCGGACGGTTGACATTGAGCACGCGGTGGAGCACAAGAACACTCAGCAGATTGACGCTCTGCTAGAGAAGAAGTCTCACTGTCGCTTTGACTTCTCGGGGTCGATTGAAATCGACATGCTAGAGGAGGAGTTGAAGGCTTACGCCGCCACCTATGGTGAGTGGCCCCACGTGATCGTTATCGACAACCTCTCCAACATGAGGCTTGACGATGCCCCCGAGGGATACCAAGCACTTGAGGCAGCGTGTGACTACTTGCACGAGTTGGCCCGTGAAACGGGCGCGGCTGTTATCGCCCTCCACCACGTGACCGGAACCTTTGATGACGGAATCACGGCCGTGCCACTCAGTGGCCTCCGGGGCAAAGTCTCGAAGGTTCCCGAGATGGTGTTGACGCTCCACCGGGATGCGTCCGTGGGCACCGATGAGATGGGAACCATGTACGTAACTCCGGTCAAGAACCGAACCGGGAAGGCTGACCCCTCCGGGAGTTGGTCACTCCCCCTCAAGTACGCCCCGCCCACAATGACATTGGAGGACCGCGTTCATGCCTAAGGTTAAGAAGAATGAGATCGTGCTCCGGCTGACGCCGGAGGAGGCTAAGGCCCTGTACTTCTCTATCAACACGGACTTTGAGCACATGGAGCGATTCGCGCCAACTCACGAGGTTGACGAGTATTGCGCTCTCGCTGAGAGCGTGGAGGAGCTTCTTGGGACGGTAGTTGACTGACCGGAAGTGCGTTGTCTGTGGCGCGGCCCTCACTGGCCGGCGGTTGTCCTACTGCGGCCCGGCCTGCCAGAAGGTCAACGCTCGTGCGGCGTGGGTCCTCCGGACGTACGGCATCACCCTTGCGCAGTATGAGCAGATCATCGCGTATCAGGGTGGTGTCTGCGGATGCTGTGGGAAGCCGTTTAAACAGGGTCAGACACCGCACATCGATCACGAGCACGGAGGGCACGTCAGGGGCGTAGTTCACGCCTACTGCAACACCCGCTTAATCGGCCGCCTCAAAGACGCTGCGCTTGCACAGCGGCTAGCTGACTACCTGACTAACCCTCCGGCGGTTGGGGCCCTTGGCGGTTACGTAGTGGCCCCCGGACGGCCCCCCAAGAAGAGGCGGACCCGCCGCAGACGCGGCTGATTCTCCAACACTTGAAGCTAAGATTTGTAACGTAAGACAGAACGGAGGGCCCTGGTGGAGAAACCGCCGATTGACCGAGTGCTTGAGCACTACGGCGCACAGTTCGTCCCCACCGGGGCCCGGTGGAGGCGGATGAAATGCCCCTTCCAAGAGTCGGGGGACAGGAACCCTAGCGCGTCCGTCAACACGGAGCTTGGCCGCTTCAAGTGCTTCTCATGTGACGTGAATGAGGATGCGTTCGGCCTGGTTATTTGGAAGGGAGATGCAAGAGATTTTGTCGGTGCCAAACAGTTCCTTGAGGACCTTCTTGGCGGAAGCTACGGAAGCGTACAGCAACAGTCTTCGCGACAGTCCCGCCGTGGAGTATTTGAAGAGTCGGGCCCTGTCCGGGGTCAACGCTCAATCGCTACGTCTCGGGTACGTAGAAAACCCCTTAGCGGGTCATGAGCTTTACCGGGGAATGCTGGCCATTCCCTACCTGACCCGATCGGGCGTAGTGACTATGCGCTTCCGGGCCATCCCTCCGCACGAGGGACCGAAATACCGCAGTGTCCCCGGTGATGAACCAAGAATGTTCAACACCAATGACCTGTGTAGGCGTGAACCGTTCGTGTGCATCACAGAGGGCGAGTTTGACGCCATGACCGCCCACCAAGCGGGTTTGCCGGCCGTGGGCATAGCGGGGGTCAACGGGTGGAAGCCGTATTTCGCTCGGGCCTTCAAAGGCTACGCGGCTGTCTACATCCTTTGCGACAACGATGACAAAGGCCAGGGCAAGGCGTTCGGGGAGAAGGTAGCGGCTCAGGTCACTAACTCTCGAATCGTGATCCTCCCCGAGGGCCACGACGTGAACTCATTCGTAGCGACTGAGGGCCCGGATGCCCTCCTAGACAAACTGGAGGTCAAGCGATGAACAAGGGTGACAAGGTCCGCATGTTGCGGGACTTCAACGGCGGTGTTCCACGTATGGGCGACATCGGCACGGTGATTGATACGGACCATACCTCCTTTCCTTACCAGGTTCAGTGGAGTAGCACGTGCATCCTGTGGATGCGAGCCAATGAGGTTGAGCGCGTAAGCGTGACCTTGGCTGCACCGCCGGTCGGCATGACCTCCGCCCAGCTTGCGGAGTACACGGATGGCTTTATCCGTGCGGCTATGGCCCGTGTAAACGGGGTCGGGAGTGAGCAGTACGAGACTCCCGAGGGTCAGCGGTTTGAGCGGATGTCCCCCGTTCAGATCCTTGAGATGGCCCGTGAAGAGGCTCAGGACTTGGCCGTTTACGCCGCCATGACTGACATCCGTATCGCCCGACTGATTGACGCTTTGGAGGCTAAGAATGTGGCCGTTTAAGAAGCCTGCGGTTGAGCCCGTGGTTACCTCTGACTTCATCTATGAGGAGGAGGACCCGCCGGAGGACCCCGTTGCCCTTGAGTGGGATCTCAAGATGGCGGTTGCCATTCGGAAGCTCTCCGCCATCTACGTTGAGCAGAATTGGCACCTTCACTTTGAGGGCAAGGGCATGGGTGTCCCGCTTCCGGCGGGACTTCTGGAGTTCATCGCCGTAAACGTGGCGGACCTTCACGCCTCAGAGGCTCAATACTCCGGCCTTGGTCGAATGCTGTTCTTCCGGGATCAGGACTACCCGGATGACATCGACATCTACTTGCACGTTGGTACGGCCTCCCCTCGTAGTCAGGAGCTTGACCTTGTCTGAGACTTACCCCTCTTTCCGCAAGATCCCCCGTCTTCACAAAGACATCATCATCACGGAGAAGATTGACGGGACTAACGGCCTGATCTCCATCCGGACTGAGCGTTTCGATTCTCAGGCTGACATCCTGCCCGGTGAGATTCGGGTTCCGAATGAGGCTGAGGGCCTGGTGTACGTCCTCCGGCCTGGCAGCCGGAACCGGTGGCTCACGATGTCCGACGATAACCACCAGTTCGCCAAGTGGGTTCGGGCGAACGCTGAGGCCCTGGTTGCACTCGGGCCCGGTCACCATTACGGCGAGTGGTTCGGTCAGGGCATCCAGCGAGGCTACGGCCTCACTGAGAAGCGGTTCGCCCTCTTCAACGTGGCCCGGTGGTACAACCCCACCATTGACCCCGATGTTGTGGAGCGGTTTGAGGATGCCAAGCCTGCCCCCGCGTGCTGTGACGTTGTGCCGGTGCTGTGGATGGACAGCGGTAAGAACCTCAACAACGCGGTTCTAGGCAGTCTCTACACCCTCCGGGACACAGGCTCATGGATGGTGCCAGGGTTCCGAAACCCTGAGGGCCTGATCGCTTTCCACACAGCCGCCGGCCAGTATTTCAAGGTTCTCCTTGACGGGGATGACATCCCGAAGAGTCTTGCTGAGGAGGCTTGGTGAGCACTACTGAGCGCATTGTCATCCTGCCCGACACGCAGTTTCCGCTACACGATCCGGTGCTGACAAAGAAGTTGGCGGAGTTCATTTGGGAGTACGCCCCTGACCAGGTGGCGCACGTTGGTGACCTGACTGACTCCACCGAGCTTGGCCGGTGGGTTCGTGGCCTCCGGGGTCAGTTCACCGGGGGCCTTGAGGGTGGCTTTCAGCAGACCCGAGATTGGTTGGGCTACATCCGCAAGGGTTACGACGGTCCGTTTCACCTCAGCCGCGCCAACCATGATGACCGGTTGGAGGCAGCGATTGAGCGGCATCTCCCCGAGATTGCCGGACTGACCATCAAGGGACAGGTCATCTCGATTGAGAACGCCTTGGACTTTGACGGGTTCGGCGTGACGTATCACCAGACCTATCACGAGCTTGCGCCCGGATGGCTGCTGACTCACGGCGATTGGGGTTCTATCTCTCAGATCCCCGGCAACACTGCGTTGATTCAGGCCAAGGCCCTTGGTAAGTCGGTGGTGTGTGGTCACACGCACCGTGCCGGTTTGGTGGCCGGGCCCCTAGCCTCGGACCACCAGAGCATTGAGGTTATGGGCATGGAGGTAGGCCACGCCATGGATCGAACCATGGCGACATACCTCAAGGGTGGAAAGAACAGTTGGCATAACGCGTTCGGAATCCTCCGTGTCGAGCGAGGCAACAAAAAGAAGCCGCGCGTCTACCCGGAGCTTGTGATGATCGCCGATGATTACAGCTTCATGGTTGAGGGGGTCCGTTACCGATGAACATGGATGAGATTGTGGACCTTCTCCCCCTCATCGCGCACGTGTCGCGTGACGTTCACTATGCCTACGGCATTGAGGAGGAGGAGGCTTACGGCCTTCTCGCCCTTGAGGTGGTGGAGCGTTCGCGTGACTACCTGATCCTTTGGCGTGAAGGTCAGTCCGGGCTCATCGAGACGCGGTTGAAGAACGTTGCCGCTGTGCACGCTCGCGCGGACAGAGTGAAGCGTGTAAACGAGTCAGACCAATACTTCTACGATCCGGAGTATGTCCGGCTGTTCCTCCCGTTCTTCTTTGACCGTGAAGACTGGGACAACGGACCGGCCCCGGAGGATGCGTCCACCAAGTGGACCACCGGGGAGGCTCGGGATACCGCGCTGGACATCAAGCGCGCTTGGGGCCGACTCAAGGAGTGGCAGGCTCGGATCATCGAGGAGAGGCACCTTGGCAAGCCGTCTGAGGACGGGGGCCCTGACTGGGACGCTATCTCGGAGGTCACCGGTAGGACTGGCGCACAGTCGGCACGTACCGGCTACGCCAGGGCCACGCGGGAGCTGTCCATGGAGATGAACACAGCCCGGACTGATCGCACCAAGGGTCACGAGGGGCCAGGGGCCCGGCAGGCGTTGAGCAACGCGCAAGCCAACGCGGTCATTTCCAACACCTGATACTAAGATTTGTAATGTCGAAAGGGGGATGCGCCTTTGGGCGCATCCCCTCCTACTTTGAAGGGAGCCTGTGTGGCTAACTTTGGCCCTACCGGCAGCATCGTGTTTGAACGAACGTACTCACGCCCCAAGCCCAACGGGGACCGGGAGACTTGGGAGGAGACGGTTAAGCGGGTTGTTGACGGCAACCTGTCGCTTGTCTACGGCACTCAGAATGAGTGGCCGGAGGAGGCGTTTGAGGAGGCAGCCCAGCTTTACGGCTACATGGATGACATGGCCATCATTCCGGCTGGCCGGCACTTGTGGGCATCGGGCATTCCCGGACGCCAGTACCTCTTTAACTGTCATGTCAGCGGATGGGGAGCCAAGCTCAGCGATCATTTCGAGTTCAGCTTTATGCGGCTCATGGAGGGTGGCGGGGTGGGTAGCAACTACTCCACTCGCTATATCGAGAAGTACGGCAACCCGCGACGTGTACTTCACGTCCACATCGTTTGCGACCCTGCCCACCCGGATTATCAGAAGATGAAGGCTGAAGGCCTGATCTCCTCCGAGTATTCCCACGAGTGGGCGGGAGCCTTCCCGGTGGAGGACTCGCGTGAGGGTTGGGCTGCTGCCCTGGTGGACCTGGTGGATACCTTCATGACCCCGGAGGAGGTCAAGCACTCCCATCGGGTCTATGACGTGTCGCGTGTCCGTGGGGAGGGACAGCCGCTCCGTACGTTCGGGGGGACCGCTAGCGGACCGGGCCCGTTGGCGCGGCTACTGATCCGTACCTCCGTTGTCATGAACTACGCCAAGGCTGACGGGTTTACGCCGCTCCGTGCCATGGAGATTGATCATGAAATTGGGGCCTGTGTGGTGGCCGGCGGAAACCGGCGGAGTGCCCGGATGTCGATGGTTCGTTGGGATGACCCGCACGTAATGGAGTTCATCGGGTGCAAGTCGGATACCGCGCTCCACTGGACTACCAACATTTCCGTAGAGATCGATAACCGGTTCATCCGTCACCTCCGGCAGGTTCGGGACGGTGCTCCGATCATCGGTGAGCGTAAGCGCGCCTACGAGGTTCACAAGGCTGTGGTTACCGGCATGTTGGAGAACGGGGAGCCCGGTTACTGGAATTCCTCCCTGAGCAATCAGGGCGAGCCTACCGAGGTCATCTGCACCAATCCTTGCGGTGAGATTGCTTTGACCGAGTGGGAGAACTGCAATCTTGGTCATATCTCTATGGATGCGTTCGCCCCAACGGTCAAGGGTGGTCAGCCGGATTATGCCGGACTGATTGAAGCGCACCGGCTGATGGCCCGCTTCCTCATCCGTGCAACGTACGGGGATGTCACCGACCCGAAGCAAGCGGCAGTGTTGGCGCGGCAGCGGCGTATCGGCGTGGGGCATTTTGGGGTTCAGGGCTTCCTAGCGAAGATGGGCATCAAGTTCAGTGAGGCTAGTGCAGACCGATACTTCCGGGACCTCCTAGAGGAGTGCCGGGAGGCTGTCCGTGAGGAGGCTAGGGCCTACGCCTTCACCCTCAGAATCCCGGAGCCCGTGAAGGTTACGACCGTGGCACCCACGGGGAGCATCGCTAAGCTTCCTGGAAAAACCGAGGGCATCCACCCCGTTCTATTCCGTCACTTCATCCGACGTGTGCGGTTCTCCACCGTTGACCCTGACCAGTGGTCAAAGGTGTTGGAGTTCGCTGAGCAGGGTTACCACGTTGAACCGGACTTGAGTGCGGCCAACACTTACGTGGTGGAGTTCCCGACTAAGGAGCTTCTAGTTGAAGAGGTGGAGAAGCTGGGATATCCGGCCTCCATCGTTGAGACTGCGGATGAGATCCCCCTTGACCGGATGCTTGCCTTTCAAGCGATGTATCAGAAGCACTACGCCGATAACGCGGTGAGCTTCACCGTGAACGTGCCTCAGGGCGTTTACACGGTCGAGAGTGTCATGGACACCCTTGCCGAGTATCTGCCCTCCTTGAAGGGAACCACGATGATGCCGGAGTCTTCCCGGCCTCAGGCCCCGTATGAGCGCATCACTGCGGAGCAGTGGGAGTCAGCAACCGTGAAGACGGTTGAGGACAGTGTTGATGAGGACTGCACCAACGGGAGTTGCCCGGTCAGGTAGCAACTCCGGATTTTCCAACACTTCAAGCTAAGATTTGTAATGTCAGAGAGGGCCGGACGAACCGGGCCGGTCCTCTCCCCTCCCCTCACCCTTTAGGAGCCTTTAGCGTGCGCGTGACCCCGATTGCTCAGACCCTCATTGACTGGGATGCGGTAGTGGATGCCCTCCCCGAGAGTGTGTTTACCAAGGAGGCCCCAACTGAGTTTTGGGTTGAGGACATGGACGCGCTCGGGGAGCTTGCCGGTAGGGCCTGTTATAAGGCTTGGGACCGGAAGAACCCGGCCACTGCGGAGACTGAGGGATATCTCAAGAACATCCTCTCCCAGGGTCACTACAGCGTGCTTGAGCACTCCTCCGTGACGTTCTATGTGGAGGGTGTTAGCCGGGCCCTGCTGGTGGAGCTTGAGCGTCACCGCTTCCTCAGCTTCTCCGTGGAGTCTCAGCGCTACGTGGACCAGGCGGAGAGCCACCCACACCCGGTGATCCCGCCGGCCATCCGTGACGACGTGCCGGCCAGGCTCGCGCTTCAACTGACGTACGCCAGTGACATTGCGGTTTACCGCAACGTGGTCAACCGTCTCACTGACCAGGGCAAGCCCATCAAGGAGGCGCGTGAAGCGGCTCGGGCGTTCCTGCCGAACGCGACCCCCGTGGACCTGGTGGTAACCGGCAACCTGCGGTGTTGGCGTGACGTGCTAGGCAAGCGCTATCACATGGCAGCGGATGCCGAGATTCGCGAGTTCGCCACGGCGATTCTTGGTCACCTCCGGGAGATTGCCCCGCACTCTTTCCAGGACTTCCCCAATGAGCCTTTCGCCAAGTAGGCCCTTCCGGGCCTTCTACATCCCCGGTAGCCAATGGGCCCTCTACTGCCGCAGATGCGACACCACCGAGACGGGTTTTCGGCTAGAGGGCATTCACGACCGGGCAAAAACTCATGCCACCTGGTGGCATTCCAAGCTCACGGTAACCATCAACCCTTAGGAGGCAACAGTGATCATCATCCTTAACACTCAGGTCCGAGGTTCCACGCTCGTTGAGCTTGAGGCTGCGGCGACTGCCGCTTGCGTCGCGTTCTTTGGCACTCAGCCTTACACGATGCTGAACTCTCAGGGTTACGCCAACATGGGCGTGACCGATGAGAACGGCGTGCCTCTTGAGTACACGTATGACGTTCAGGCTGCACCGGTCCTCTGACGGACACGGGGCCCCTACGGGGGCCCCCACGGTCCGCCGTTTAAACATCACCGACTCACCTAACCGCTGTCCTTTCGACGGTAAGCGGATGGTCATGGAAGACCTCGGGTTCACCGAGATACACGATTGCTTGCATTGCGGATATCGGGAGGTACACGGTAATGATTACTCTGACTGACGCTCGGGACCTGCTCAAGAAGGCCGTTGACACTCAGGGCCCTGACTTCGTCTACAACCCGGATGGCGCTTACCTCTGCCGGTATGAGCCGATCCCGGATGATGAGGGGATGCGCCCGGAGGACCCCCGATCGAAGACCGGTTGCCTTGTCGGTGTCGCCCTTGACATTGCCGGGATTACCGCCCATCACGGCTTTGCGGGCAGCGTCTCGGGCCTGGCCCGTGAGGGCCTGGTTCGGATGGAGGATGAGGCCGTCTGGTATCTCGGCAAGGCTCAGTATGCGCAGGACCGGGGGACCAGTTGGGGCGATGCTCTGGCGCTTGCTGAGGCTTCGCTTGAGCGGAAGCCTGAGCCGACTAAGGCGGTTTGGCTTGCGTAAGACGATCGCCGTTGGCGCGGTTGCCGTGATCGCTACCGCCGCCCTTCTAGTGGCCTGTGACGACACTCCGGCCTGTGCCAGCAAACCGGCCCCCCGGCCTCCGGCCCCTGCCCCGAGGGCCCCCACGGTGAGGCAGCAGCCGGTAGCCCCGCGACCGGTACAGAAGCCCACCAGCTACCGAACTGAGTACCGGAACGGTGTTCCCGTAGTAATTCCGATCATCGTCGGTGACGACGATTACGACTGTGACTAGGAGGCCAGATATGCGGATGACGATTGAAGCAACGGGCAAGGAGAAGAAAGAGGGCCTGTCCGCTCTCGACGTGGCAAAGCTTCTCGTGCTGGTCACCCCGGACATGAAGGTGTCTTACCGGATGGGCTTCCGGGGTCAGGTTATCGCGATGATCATTGAGGCCAAGCGTTGAGCGTCTTCACGGTCCTGTGGCTTGGATGGCTGGCCTACTTCGCCATTGTTGAGGGTGTGGCCCTCTTCAACAGCAAGCCCGGAGACACCCTCTCCGAGCATGTATGGATGTGGTTCGGTACGAACTTCAAGCGCGGTGAGAACCCCCGGCAGCCTTCCGGCTGGACCCGTGGCCGGCGGTTCATCCTCCTTGCCTTCATGGCTTGGCTGACGCTGCACTTCCTCACCGGTGGCATCTTCTAGCCGCTCCCCTTCCCCGTTCACTGGCCCCGAGGTTCAACCGCCTCGGGGCCTTTCTATGCCCTTGGAGGAGATTCCCTTGAGTGACACAGTCTTTATCGTCGGTGGACCTAAGCACGGTCAGCGCATGAGTTCGTATGAGCAGACGTACGCGCTCAACATGGCGGAGATGCGGAAGCTCAACGCGTATGACTTTGGCGGAAGGGTTGGCGACATCTACCACCGCCCGACAGGGCCGTCTTTTGATGTGGTCACGTATCCCATCATCCGCATTCCCATCGGGTCACGATTCGTCAAGGTGGCGCATCACCCGGACATCACTGAGGAGACGGCTAAGCGGTACGTCGGTGACCTGATGTACGCCGCTTGGGAGAAGTCCACCAAGTGAGAATCCTGATAACGGGTTCTAGGACTTGGGAGGACAAGGGCCGCATCCGTGCGGCCCTTTCCCCTTTCTTCGTTGAGCTAGGCCCGGACGTAACCCTAGTGTCCGGGGCGTGTCCGCCCCGATGGATTGAACAACCAGACGGAACCCGGAAATGGGTTCCCGGTGCCGACTATCTCTGTGAGCAGGTGGCCCGAGAGTTCCTGTGGACTGTCGAGAGGCACCCCGCCAATTGGGAGGCCCATCGCAAGCGGGCCGGTTTTGTTCGTAACGATCAAATGGTCAGCCTCGGTGCTGACCTTTGTTTTGCCTTCATCCACAACAACTCCCGTGGCGCAACCATGTGCGCTGACCTAGCCGAGAAGGCAGGCATCACCACTGTGATTGAGAGGTTCAATGACTAGAGCGTTTGTGCTGGCATCCAACTACCAGGATGCGGAGCGAATCGCGCGCAAGCGGCAGCTCAAACCGTCATGGAAGTTCATTGCGGATGGCAGCGAGCTACGAGGCACCAAACACCCGGTGGTGTTCATGGCGTGGGACTGGTCGGCGCACAAGACGATTACCGAGTGGAATTGGATCAGGCAGTATCTGACCCTGACTCAGGCCAACATCATCCGCGTTGAGCGCGACACCTGATGCGGCCCGGTTGGGATGAGTATTGGCTCGGGATGGCTCAAGCTGCCTCAGCTCGTGCGGACTGTAGCCGGAGGCGCGTTGGCGCTGTGGTGGTCCAGGGTGGCCGGTTGAAGGGTGGCGGGTACAACGGGAGTCCTCCCGGTTCGCCCCTGTCGTGTTTGGCCGGCGGATGCCCACGGGCAACCTCCGGGGTTGCCCCCGGCAGCTCCTACGACACCGGGCCCGGTGAGTGCATCGCCCTTCACGCCGAAATGAACGCGGTTGTAGATGCTGGCCGGGACAAATGTCTAGGCGGAACCCTGTACGTCACGGAGGAACCGTGCGGAGGGTGCCGGAAGCTCCTAGCCGCCTCCGGGCTAGCTCGGGTGGTGTGGCCCTCGGGTGCACTGACCCTGTAGGCTTGCGCACGGTTGGCGAAGAGGTAGCGGGTTACCGCTGTTCCCCTGAAGTTCTCTCTTGCTGACACCAGAAGGACCGCCAACCAAAGAAGAGGCCCCCTCCGGGGGGCCTCTTCGCTATTCCGGGGGATCGTACTTCAAGACGTAGTCCCCGTTATCCACGAACTGTTTAAACCCTTCAAGGGTGGACTGACCGGGGCCAAAGGGCCCGTTGTCCGTGAACACGTTCGTATCGGTCACCTCCGTCACCCGGAGGTCAGGCTTACTTGTGTCGTACGCCCTGGCGTACACCTGCCCTACCCGCACGCTCGCCATGCCCTCACAGTAAACGAAAAGAGGGCCCCCGGAGGGGCCCTGAGCTGCCAGTCTGTCACATGTCCATCGGGTAATGGCCGGGGCCGGCACAAAGGTCAAGCGACAGGCCGTGAGGGCAAAGCGGGTAGAGCAGCGCGTAAAGCTTCTCCCAAGCGTCCGGGATCGGGGACTCTTCAAGCTCGTGATGAGCGTGAGTGCTCATCCGGGCCCCGAGGAACGCAAGGGCCTGAGCCTCAGTGGAGAACCGGACCCGGTAGGTGTGACGGTTGGAGCAGTGGTGAACCTCCATGAGAAGGCCCTCGGGGGCCTCCTCCACCAGGTCCGCCGGAGCGTCCGGGTAGAAGACCTGATCCCGGTAACCGTCCTCCCCGTAAACGACCCATGCGCCGCGCGCCACGTCGTAACCGGCCTCTCCGCGCTCAGCCCAACGCTTGAGGTCCGCAACCTTCATTCCGCCGTACGTGACCATTGCCGTTCCCTTCCTCGTACTTGCTGACGTTTAAACGTTACCAATATGAGTATCAGAAGTCAAGCGGAATGGGGGCCCTTTCGGGCCCCCTCCTTACTCAGTTCGCGGGAGCGTGCTTCCGAATCCGACCGGCCTTAACCTTGCCCTCCTTGCCGCAGTCAATGCAGGTGGAGTAAATCCGCTTGGGGTTCTTGACACCCGAGTTCTTGCACTCCGCCTTAGCCGTCTCCGTGGGCTTGGCCCAACCCGCAATGTCCTCAGCGGTGCAGCAAGCGAGGCACGGGGCCCACTCGGCAATCTCGGCAGCCGGGATGCGGAAGACATCCCCGGTGAACACCGACCGGCGGTAGTTCGCGCAGAAGTCCGAGCGGTGAGCGTGGCTGCCCTTACCGGTGCGGTAGAACGGGGAAAGCTCGGCGGCAACCTTGCCCTTGAGGCGGTTGATAAGACGCTCCTGCATTTCCCGAGCCTCAACCGGGGCCCCGTTAGCAAGCATGAGCTGCATGTTCTCGCGAGCCTTGGTGAGCTGAGCGGTGGCGTTCTGCATTTCGTTCCCCTTTGCTTGGGCTTCCCTTGCTGACACCCCAAGCTTATATCTGTAACGTTTAAACGGCAAGCCCTGAGGCTCATACTTTCGGTCAACATTCAATGACTGAAGCTAAGGTTTGTAAGCTTGACACGGTTTAAACGACCGGGTAATGTTCGTGTTGTCAGCAAGGGAGCAGGGCCCAACCGGGGCCCTGACCACACGAAAGGGGCCTGACATGACCGCCATCCACACCCGCGAGTCCTGGTTGCTGAACGCTGTTGAGGCCCTTCGCCCCCGGTTCGCTGAGGTTGGGATGCCGATCCCGGAGAAGCTTCACGTCAGCGTGGGTTTCGGGTTTGGCGCTAAGGCTGAGTCCTCGGTGATCCTCGGTCAGTGTTGGGCCAAGCGCGCCTCCGACGATGGCGTTAACCACATCTTCATCGCTCCGACCGTTGGCGACACTGCCCGCGTTCTTGACATCCTCATTCACGAGTTGATCCACGCTGCGGATGACTGCCAGAACGGCCACAAGGGCGCGTTTGCCGAGGCTGCCACCCGCCTTGGCCTTGAGGGCAAGATGACCGCAACGGTTGCGAGCCTGCCGCTTGCTGCGGAGATGCTTCTCCTTGCGGAGACGCTTGGGGAGTACCCGCACGGTGTTCTGTCGGGTGCGGTTCGCACTCGGGCCCCCAAGGTGCCCGTTCCCGCCACGCCTGGTGATGGTGAGGCCGGGGGCCGGATTTCCTCCGGGCCCGGTACTCAGGGAACGCGGATGCTCAAGCTTGAGTGCCCGTGCTGTGGCTACACGGTCCGTACCACCGCCAAGTGGCTTGCGGTTGGCTTCCCCTCCTGCCCCTCCGGGACGGAGATGATCGCGGCCTGACGGCCCCCTGAGGGGCCCCTACGGGGGCCCCTCTTCATATAGTTGACCCCTGAGGAAGGAAGTTCACATGACTGAGCAGAATCCGCCGGCCAAGCTCCCCCGGACGCCGGAGGCCATCCGTGAGGCCGTTGAGGCGTTGCGAGTGTCCGACCCTGAGGGAGCGCTCATGCTCCAGATTCGCGCGGCCCTGAGCGATGGTCACGGGCAGCGGATCACCGACCGTGCGGCGTACGCTCGTGCACAGCAGGTTGACGGGATGCTCCGTGATGCTGACCGGGGAGTTGCCGACATGGCGAACCGGGGAGAGTTGTCCGTCACCGATGCTGACCTGATCAGGCTTGCGATCGCTGAGCCCGGCAACCGGGCGAAGCTTGCTCAGCAGTTGGCCGCGCGGCAGAGGTAG